AGTTATTAATTATACCACTTGCTTTGCCAAGACACCAAAATATGGTTATTATAAAGGTTGATAAAAGAGAGGTTTTAAGATTTGAACCACACGGACACGCAACATTAGGAGGTTCACCAATGTCAGTTAAAGTAGATAAATATTTAAAATCATATACAGAAGAACTAAATAATGAGTTAAATTTAAAAGAAACACCATTTAAATATATAATGGCAGATATGACCTGTCCCCGAATTTCAAATGAATTTAAAAAAGGGTTTCAATCATTAGAAGGTAGATATAACAAAAAAGAAAGAAAAGAGGGAGGAGGGTATTGTCAATTATGGTCTTTCTTTTTTGCGGAGTGTATCATAGCAAATCCAGATATGAATTTAGAAACCGTATATAAATATGCGTTAGACGCAATTAGAGGAGAACCAGAAACCGCAAGAATGGTTATAAGGGGATATTTTCACGAAATTAATGAAAAATTACGTGAATTTTCCGGCGTCCTTTTGAATTATATAAAAAATATTCCAAAAATTGACAGAAAGTATTATAACGAAATAAAATTTTCAAACCGTGACGGTAATATATTAATCAAAGATTACATAAATAATAAAATGTCTATATTATCAAAAATGCCCGATGTATTTAAAGGTAAAGGTAAAGGGGAAAAATTCAATATGCCAAAAAATATATATGGAAAGGGCAAAAGTGAGTTTATTATGCCAAAAAGTATATACGGAGAAGGAACGAGAAGTCCATATTATTATGAAACAAAAGGGAAGGGCATTATAGATAATGTTAAAGCATTTTTTACAGGTAGAAAAGATTATCCACCTAATATTAGGAAATTTATAGAACAAAATAAAGACTTAACAATTACAAATATGAGAGTTGGAAGAAGACCCATTAAATCATTCATCACAACAGTCGGGAATGCTTTAACATTTGGAGGATTAAAGGATGCTATGAAAAAACACAGTTATGATGATTTATTACATTTATGGTTGGAATTTACTATGTCAAATGGTAAATCCCATATTGTTGAAAAGGATGAAGTTATTAAAATAGGTGCAGTTGATAATAGAGATAGTGAGAAAACTAATTTTATGGATGTCCCTATTAAAAATACAGTAAATGTATATGACTTTTTTTATAAACCATTAAAAGCAGTAGGTAAAAATTTAGTTGAATATTCGGCACATAAATATAACTGTCAAAATTTTGTTATGAACTTATTGAAATATAGTGGTAATTTAACCCCCGAATTAGAAAAGTTTATTTTACAAGATGTTGAGAAAATGTTAGCAGACCCTAAATTTTCATTACATAAGACATTCATTAAATTCATCACTGACGCAGGGGCAAAATTAGATGTCTTAAAACAAGGGGCAGGAAGAAAAAATAAGATGGAAGGTAAAGGAATAACAGACTGGTTGAAAAAACATAAAAAAGCAATTTTAGGCACATTAGCAGGTCTGGCGGGTGTTTATGGAATAAAAGCATTACATCATAAACATCTAATTAATAAAGCAGAAAAAGAAGCCAATGAAATGATGGCAAATTATAATAAAGAAAAATACGGTTATGGATTAGAGGGTGAAGGATTAACAGAAAATAATATGGAAGGTAAAGGAATAACAGACTGGTTAAAAAAACATAAAAATAAACTTTTAGGTTTAGCAGGTCTGGCGGGTGTTTATGGAATAAAAGCATTACATCATAAATATCTAATTAATAAAGCAGAAAAAGAAGCCAATGAAATGATGGCAAATTATAATAAAGAAAAATACGGTTCTGGTTTAGAGGGTAAAGGATTAACAGAAATTTTAAAAAAATTACTGAAATAAATTTTAAGGAATGTTAGCAATCTTATAAATTGAAGTATTCATATTTCTTAGTGATACATTTGATGTTGTGTATTGGTTTAGAGTTGTTAAACGCCATTCTGGAAAAACACCACGGCAAGAGGTAATAAAAGAACCACATATTAATTGTCTATCATTAACATTTGAAAAACCATAAGTTTGACCTATATTAAAAATTCTATCATTTACGGCATAATTTGTAAAAGTTAAAGTAAAACTTCCAGATGATGCGATTGTATCAACGCTGACTAATGCCGAAAAATTGAATAAATATATACCATCATCAAAAATTTGTAAAAGACCAAGTGTATAAGTTATATTAGGGGTTTGTTGTAATGTTGTCCCACCAACTCCAAATTGAAAAGCAGGCCCACTTCCCGCCCCTATTGATGTTAGTCCAATACCATTATTATAAGAATAATAAGCAGGGGTTGATACTGATGTTATGCTTCTTACAATATTAAAATTTGCGTCAGTCTCTAATATAGAATTAGCAGGAACAACGCCTTTTAAATTTAAACTTTTAGATACATACATATCTTCACTATTTAGTTCTTTTACATCTAAAAATTTATCATTAATATATTTGTTATCACCATTCTCTTTTTCAATATGACAATTTACAAAATCTATGATACTTGAACTCATTATATATATATATATATATAATTTTCTTTCATAAAATATAAATAATTTTAATCAAAGTGGAGTAATAGATAATTGCGGATTTCTAAAATCTAAATCATTAAATTGACTTATTATACGAAAACTAATAGAAACAGGAGTGTTATTATTTGTTACAAAAACAACCGTTTTTAAAGTTAATTTAGCAGACGGAACACTATTAGCAGTCCCGTTTATTTCGTCTAATAATATCTGGTTTGACGGAGCTTGTAAAAATGCTAACCGAGCAAAACCATTTTTAACATCACACGTGATGTTAAAATCAACTAAATAAACACCAATATCACTAATAGTAAAAGTAGTAAGAGACGCGTCTATAACAATCTTATTAAACCTAAAAACAATTGAACGAGTGAAACTTACCAATTGATTAGTTCCCGAGGGAACAGTTTGTGTTGATAAAATACTGGCACAAACAGCGTATGGACTACTACTTGAAATAGGTGTTTCTTTTGATACTATATTATTATTAGCGTCTAAACCTATATAAGTGTCAGGTGTTAAACTAATCATTTTTATTGTATTTTGAATATATCCATTATCACAGTTAATTTCTTTTACATTTAAACATTTATCATTAATATATTTAGTATTTCCAACTTCATTTTCTATATGACAATTTACGAAATCTATTATTGATGCACTCATTATTGATATATATATATGTATATTATAATTTTAGTAAATAAATATTTTGATAAATTTATAATATCCATATAACTTTACTATTGATGGGGCAACCTTAATAATCTCACCAACTATTTTAATTGATGTCTTACCAATATTTTTTAAGTTTTCTTTAATTTCTTCTGTATAATAATTGAATGTTGTATTTTCACTACTAACATACTTTATTATATTATCATTTGTATCATAATAATCATATTCATCATTATAAATGTTATTCATATATAATAAATATATAAGAAAATTTTAGAATTTGCGGGCAGATTTTATAATTATAATTAAATAATTATGGATTTTACCCGCAAATTCTAAAAAGAAATTAAAATATATATAAGAAATTCTAAAAAGTTTTAAATATATATAAGAAATTTTAAAACATTTTGAAATATATATAAGAAATATTAATTTTATTTAATTTTAATTTTTAAAATGTTTTAAAAATTTTTATCTAACCATATAATATATATAGAAAAATGCCTAAAATTGTTTTACCCAAAAATCAAGCATACAAGAATAGACCCGATGAAGAAGCAGTTAAGACCATTAAAAAGTATTGTAAAATATACCATCAAAGAAATTTATTATTAGATGATGTTGATGAGATTGATGATTATTTTTTATTAGGAACAGACCACCAAAACGCAGATATATATACAATAGATACCGATGAACTTGTAAAAGAAGGAGCAATAACCAAAAAATATTTTTGTATTAAGAAATCAAAAATAGAACATTTGAAGAAGTTATTAAATGATAATCACAATATGTATGAAATGATTAAACCAGATGTTGAGACCAAATTATATTTTGATTTAGAAGCACCATTAAAAGATGATGAGGATGACACAATATATAGAATGAATTTTATGAAAGCATTAGAGCATATTTTAAATATTGATTTTGATATTCTAATCGGTAATGATGATATCACCATATTAAATAGTAGCAGAAAAAACAAATTCTCAAATCACTTAATATATCAATCAATTAAATTTAATAGTGTAAAAGAACAGAAAATGTTTATTACATATATTAATAATAGATTTTCAAATCCTTTAAATGATAATGAAAAAATATTATTCAATAAATTATATTTCACTGAAAATGAGACATTAAAATGTATTATGGATTTACACCCTTATGCTGACTATCAATTAATTAGATGTATTAACCAAACAAAAATTTATAAATCATTTAAATTATTACCAACAACTGATATTGATGTTTTAGATACATTAATATGTCATAATGTTAAAAGTAATATACTAATCACAAAAAAAATGATTGAGAATAAAGCGGAACAAATGAAGAAACCAATAAAAGAAATTAAGAAAAAAGAGACTAAACCAATTAAAAAAGATGTAGAACAAAAAGAAGAGATTAAAACAACAACAGAACATTTTAGTAATTTTAATTTTTCACTTACTGAAAATAACACATTAATGACATCAAAAAATATGACGTATATTGATTTAAAAAATTTACCATTATATAAAAGATATTTATATTTAATACCTAATAATACACCATCATATACAGACTTTATAAATATCGGTTTTGCTATTCGTGGTGCAGGGGGTATAAAAGAAGATTGGACGCAGTGGAGTTTATTGAGTAATAAGACTGATAATGATGATAATATTATTAGTGGTTTTGATAAATTTAAGATTGACGGTAGAACATTTAATATTAACACATTAAAAAGACTTGCTAAGAAAGCACACCCAGAATATTTTAATACTGAGGAAGAATTATTTAGGGTATATTTTGATTTAGATTTAGATGATATTAAAATCATAGAAGAAAAGAGTGAATATGTTAGTCAAAAGGGCACACCAGATGAAAATAATATTTTAGATGATAATAAGTTTATGATTTTATACGCCTATTTAGGACGCGGAAAAACAACCGCAATAAAGAGGATGATATTAGAAAAGAAGTATGAAAGATATTTATTTTTATCCCCCAGAGTTTCATTTAGTTTATTTATTAGTCAAGAGTTTGAAATTGATAATTACACAGATGCCTTATTAGATAAAGATGATATTAATAGAGTTAATATTTCTAAATCTAATAAATTGATTATCTCAGTTGAAAGCATACAAAAAATTAAGATTGATAATAATTATCAATGTATATTTTTAGATGAAAGTGAAGCAATATTAAACCAATTTAGTAGTCCAACAATGAAAAGCAAATATTTAGAATGTTATAATATATTAAATGAATTAATCATTAACGCCGAGAAAGTTGTATGTGCCGATGCCTTTTTAACAAATAGAACCATAAAATTTATAAAATCATACAATAAACCGATAACAATGATAAAAAATAATACAGCACCAATTAAAAGAGAAGCAGTTAGACTAACCTATGAAGATTTAGAAAAACAATTAATAAAAGAACTAACAGAAAAGAAAAAGGCATATATATGTAGTTCAACAAAAAAGCAACTTGAATTAATTGAAGCAGGTAAAAAATTTATGCCAGAAATTTTTAGTAAATCATTAATGTATTTCGGGGGATACAAAAGAGAGGATAAAATGTTTAAAGAAAGTCTAAAACACATTAACACAACGTGGAAGAATGCGTCATTTGTAGGCACAACACCAACAAACACAATAGGATGTTCTTATAGTGTTAATAATGATTTTGATAATGTATATATGATGTGCCCATTTCCAACTTGTAGCGTTAGGGATATGTTCCAAATGATGATGAGAGTAAGACACATAAAAGAAAATAAAATGTATTTCTCATTACCAGAAAATAAACGCAATATGAAAAAAAATAGAGATGATATTTATTATTTATCATTGGATAACTTTGAAAATTACAATAAGGAGAAAATACAACTATGTATTGATGAGGTTAATAAATTTATCACTGATGAAAAAGACGACGAAAAAACATATACATTACAAATATTAAATGATACATTAAAAAAGTTTGAAGAAACACCCAAAGCACTGAGAGAGATTATTTATTTTAATCTATTTGAGATGTATGTATCTAATACACATTATGAAAAAATGTATTACAAATTTTTAGATAAATGTGGATACAAATATGAGAAACCAAAAGAAACAAAAGAAAAACCAACAACAAAAAAACAAGATAAGAAGAATAAGGAAGAATTACAAAATATCAAAGATGAAAAATTAGAACAGATGATACAAGAATATAATAATATTATGGATATTGACTGTAATGATATAGGAGAATACATATTAAAGGAGAAACTTATGAAGGCATCAAGTGAGGATAAATTAATTAAAGAAAAATATTTTTATAAAAAGATGATTAAAAAGGATTTGTCAATACAAGACCAAGCAAAGAATTTTTATAATGGATATATCAATAGTCATACAAAGCAATATTTACAAAGGGCATACGATGAAAAACATAAAAGTTATATTAATATGATTGAAAAAGATATATATGAGAGCGACGGTGTAAAAGAGATGATTAAAGGGCATTTTTTAAAATTAGGCATTATTAATAAGTTTATTGAAATTTTAAAAATTAAAAATACATTTGACACTGAGACTATTATTAAACGGGAAGATGTTGAGTTGTTAATTCCATATATAGAAAAAAACCGTAAAAAGATATCAACCATATTTGATTTTGATGATATAGTAAAAGAGAAAGTAGATGAAAAATTTAAATACAAATCATTTTTTCCATACATTGAAAAATGTATTACAAATTGGAGTGGTTGTTATTTTACAATAGATAAAAAAGATAATCACAGAAAAATCGCAATTAGTTATAAATTAAGTGGAATGAATTTTTATGATTTGATTAGAGATAAGAAAATAGAAACTAAAAATGATTTTCAGGAATTCATAGAAGATGTACCTATTTGGAATTTATAGAATATATACCTAATTAAATACAAACTTAATTATAATCTTAAATATTTATTTAATATATTAAATATTAACTAAATAATAAGCATTAAGACATAGATAATCTTAATTAAAAATTTTTAATTAAGATTTAACCATAGATTTAGATTAAAATTAAGTTAGAATATATACAATATATATGAAATTAATTATTAATATTAAGTTAAAATATTTTCTAAATATAATATATATAGAAATGTTAAAAATTAAGGTTTCAAAAAAGAATTTATTATGTATAATATGTAAAAAGAATATTAGACAATACAAAAAATTAATATGTGGTATATGTAATAATCCACCAACAATAAATAAATTTCTTGAAAGATTAAAAGAGATTGATGAAATTGATAATGGATATAGAAGGGATAATATTGTCTTATATTTATAAAAATATGTTCTTATCTTTATTGCTCCATTCCTTTTTTGCTTTTGTTTCTAACTTTTTTAAGCGTTTGTAATAATCAGGTATCTCCCTTAAATGTGCTAAGACTATTTTACTTGTAATAGTATAATTTCCGTGTGTGATATCTCGGTGTTCCATTTCGGCATTAAATCCAAAATGAAAATCTTTTTTACTGATTACATTAGGGTTTAAATTTAACAATTTAAAAATTTTGTTTGTTGTTATTATATCAACCATTAATATATATTTATAATTTAGAAAATAAATATTAAGATTAAAATTTATTTTATGTATATAATATATATATAAAATATGGATGTTTCAAAGTTAAAAGAAGATATTAAAAAGAATAGACCGAATATTTCACAGAATAGTATTAATACATATACATCAATTCTAAAAAATATTTTTAAAAAATATCATAGTGGTGATGATGATTTTAATATCAATTGGTTTGAAAATGAGGACGCAATTATTAAACATTTAAAGGATGTAAAACCTAATGTAAGAAAAACATTATATAGTAGTCTTATTGCTATCACTGATGATAAACATAATAAGAAATATAAAAAAGCAATGATGGATGACGCAGAACATTATAGAAGTGAAAACCTAAAACAAAATAAAACAGAAGCACAAGAGAAAAACTGGGTTAGTCAGGAAGATGTTAAAAAAAAGGTTGTAGAAATGATGAAGAGTGCAAGGGGTTTATGGAATAAAGAAAATTTAACAAAACAAGAATATCAAAAATTACAAGATTTAATTTTAGTCTCATTAACATCAGGTATATTTATACCACCTCGTAGAGCGGTTGATTGGGTTGATTTTGTTATTAAAGATATTGATGATAAAACTGATAATTATATGATAAAGGATGAGTTCCATTTTAATAAATATAAAGGCAGTGATAAGAAGGGGGAACAGATTGTTAAAATACCAAAACCTTTATTATTGTTATTGAAAAAGTTTAAAAGAATAAACCCACATAAATATTTATTAGTTGATACACAAAACAAAAAAATGAACTCAATAAAATTAAATCAACATTTAGAGCGTATATGGGGTAAAAAGGCAGGAGTAAATATTTTTAGGCATTCATTTATTAGTGAAAAATACCCTATATTTAATGTTGATGAACTTAAAAAAGACGCCGAGAAAATGGGAAGCAGTGCTAATATGATGTTAGAGACATACATTAAAAAGAAGACTTAAAACTATCATAAAATAAATAGGCAATAAATCCAAAACAAACAATACATAAAATAATAATATCTATCATATATATTTATGATAAATATTTTAATTTTTAGAATTTGCGGGTAAAATCTCAAATTATTTAATTATAATTCTAAAATCTACCCGCAAATTCTAAAAAAATATTTTAAAAATCTAATATATATATATATGGTAAGTTTAAAATTAAATGATTTTGATTATAGAAGAAGTAAGAGAAAGAACAAAAAATATGATGTATATTTTGATGATAAATATATAACATCATTTGGGGGTATTCGTCCTAACGGTGTGCCACATTCTCAATATTATGATAAATTGGGTCTATTTCGTGAGTATGATAATAATGATGATATTAAAAGAGTAAATTATAAAAAAAGGCACGAGAAGGATAGACATAATAAATATAGTGCAGGATGGTTTAGTGATTTACTCTTATGGTAAATAAATATCTAATATATATTATATAATGCCTATTGTAGCAAATCCCGAATTATATAAAAAAGTAAAGGAATATGCTGATACAATATATAAAAAAAGTAGTGCTTTTAAATCTATGTTTATTCAAAAAGTTTATCAACAAAATAAAGGCACATACATTGACGATGATAAACCTAAAAATTTAAAAAGATGGATGAAAGAGAAATGGCAAGATATAGGAAATAAAGATTATCCAGTTTTTAGACCAACCAGAATAATTGATAAAAAGAAAACACCATTAACTGTTGATGAGATTGATAAACAAAACCTAAAAAAACAAATTAAAGAAAAGCAAATAATTAAGGGAACTAAAAATCTGCCCCCATTCAAAAAAAAAATGTAAATAAAATATATATATAATATGTCTGTGTCTTTCTGTGATAAAGTAAAACAATTTTTTAGGAACTTATCAGTAAGTGAAAGTTGTATTTCATCCTGTTGTAATACAACAATAGAAAAAAAAGGACATCATCATCATCATCACAAACATCATAATAAAAAATTTGATGGTGTAATAAATAATGAAGTATGTAAAAAATGTGGTGCTAAACATTGTAATTGTAATAAATAATATATATAAGATTTTAAATATTTTTAAGTATTTTTAAAATATTTTTTTCTAAGTATAATATATATATAAGAATGGCAAGTTTTAAAAATGATTATTCATTTGGAACAAACAATGAGGACAAGGTTTTAGAAAAAATCACAAAACATTTTAATGATGGTGTTATTAAAAAGGCAGAAAATAAATTTAGTAAATATGACTATAAGGGAGATAACTATTATTATGAATTAAAAAGTCGTAATAATAACTATAAAGCATATCCTACTACATTAATCCCATATAATAAAATAATGGAAGGTAAAAAACAATGCTTTTTATTTGATTTTAAAGATGGATTATTATATATAGATTATGATAAGGAATTATTTAGTAAATTTGAATTAAAGGAGTTTGTTAGAAATCCAAGAATAGACTATAAAGACAAAAAAAGTCTTTATTATTTTATTCCAATTGAGTATTTAGAATTAATTTAAATATTTAAAAAGATTTAAAATTTTTTTCTATATATAATATATATATAGAAAATGGAAAATCAAGAAACTGGAATTAAAAAGGAATTTGATAATATAGAATATCAAAAAAAATATTATCAAAAAAATAAAGATAAATTATTAGAAAAGTTAAAAGAGAAAACAAAATGTGAAATTTGTAATGGTTCATATAGTTATGTATCAAAAAATAGACATTTAAATAGTGAAAAACACAAACGTTTTGTATTGTCTAACAATTCTTAAAATGTTTCCAAGCGTCTTTTAAACTCACGTCATTATCATATTTATATTTCATAACATCAGCAACATTTATTGATTTTTTGTCTCCCCCTTTTTTACTTACTTTTTTTCTTCTGCGACCACCATTCATTTTTTCCATTTCATCTATTGCACTCATCTTTTTAGTTTTTCTTTTTCTTTTGCGTCCTCCTTCCTTTTTTTCCATTTCATCTTTTTCACTTTTTTTACTATCACCACAATCCATACACCCCCCTCTCTTTTTTGGTCTCGGGATATCGTGTGGATATACTTTATGAACCTTACCGAAAACTTCGTAAGGTTGAATTTTTACATCAGGTTCAATATACATAGGGTGGTCTTTTGGAAGCATTTTATTACCTCCTCTTTTCTTTTTACCTAATCCTATATGTTTCAATCCTTGTGATGCTAAACCATATAAACTATTATCTCCTAATAAACCCTCAAATGGTTTTAATGCCGGCATACTCTCAAAAATCGGTTTCCCAACTGTCCCTAATACTGAACCTACTGTGCCTAACATATCACTTAAAAAACCTTTTCCTTGTTTTTTAGGTCTCCCTCTTCCTCTCTTCTTTCCCGTGCCTCGTCCATTACCAGATGCTATATTTTGTAAATCCATAACAGGCAATTGTCTAACTTTATCTTCGTCATCACTTGGATATTGTAATCCAGAATAACCCCCGACAAAATCATCTTTAATATATGGAAAACCTCCCCCCCAGAATTGTTTATAACCAGTGTTATAAAATGTATTGAATTTTTCAGGATATGGTGGAAATGACATTATTATATATATATATATGTGTATATAATAATTTCTTATAAATGTAAAATAGGAATATTAATTTTATTAATAAATTCTAATGTTTTCTCATTTATTTTCAGCATAAAATACTCACTAATTGGTTCAATTATATTTGTAATACTATTGGCATCTCTCAAATCTATGATACTTTTAATATCCTCAAAAACACGATTAGGAATATTAACCTCATAAATATTTTGTAATCTATTAATTATATTATTAATATGAGCGTGAATGTAATTAAGGTTAGAATTAACACTATATCCATATTCTAACATATCAACTAATACATTTAAATCTGTATTACAACTATTTAACATATTAATATTACCATCTAAAAACTCACTTACAATTTTCATAAATTTCCAGTTTTTGTTTTGTCTTTCATAAGAATAATACCGTTTTAAATATTTCAATAAATTTTGTGGTTTTAAGTAATAATATTGTAATCCGTTTAATCCTATTTGATACTGTTGTTCTTTTTTAGGCGTGGGTTCAGCAATAAACACATTAGTAATCTCTGTAAATCGTCCTTTACTTTCACAAAAGAAATACATATCAATTTTATTTAATTCACTTCTATTAACGGCATCACTTAATCTAATAATATTTAAACCATTATCTGTTTTATATAATTTACTAATTTCGTCGGGCGTCCATCTTATGGTTATTGCTTTGTGTAATTCTTTATACAAATTTAACCATTTCGGGAGTAATTCATTATCATTTAATTGTGGGATTTCTGTAAATTCTAATTCCTTGTATTTATTATTAAATAATTCAAATAGGTTAGGTTCATAACCTTTAATTTTACCATCTTTAAGGACGCCTATATGATTGTCTAATGGTTGAAATACTTGTTTATTCCCACTTTTAATATCACCTAAAAAATATTTTTTTTTATAATCTTGATGTGATGTGATTTTATCAATAATTGATTTCATTATATTAGGGATTTGGTTAATGTCATCAACTTCCTCTCTTAAATCAATGTCACCAGCATAAATAAGATTAGAAAATAATGAACTACCGAAATGCGACACTTTTGCTTGTCTATAACTAATTAAATTAACCGCTTCTATCACATCGTCGCTATATTGTGTATCATATATTTTTTGTTTTCTTAATTCATTAATATCTTCTTTACTAACAACAACCTTTTTCATATATTTATACTATATAAAAAAAATAATATATAAATAATATAATTTTTAAAAATATTTTTCTAAATGTAATATATAATTATGTGTGAATTAATAGAAAAACTGTTTATGGAGATTAAACCAGAAAACATTAATATTCAATTAGATGAGGATGAGGTTTTTAAACATTATGACAAAGACAAAGATGACCTTTTAATTTTAATTGGAAAACTAAAAGCAGAAAACCATAGTCTAACGCAACGTTTGGTTGGACTTGATATTTGGTTAAAGGAGATTATAGGAGAATATTATAAAGAGAATATTAAAACGGATGAAAAAACTGAAACAGATGAAAAAACTGAAACAGTTGAAAGTTTGGAAGATATCCCCCATTTAAATTAATTTGTATATATTTTTTATATTATAATATATTATAATATAAAAATGACAGATAATAATGTTATGAAAGTGAAAAAATGTGTAGAATGTGGAACAGAACACAAAATCAATTATATATATACACATTATAAATCAAAACGACATATTAGAAACAAAAACAAAAACAGTGTTTCAAATTTAGTTAATGATAATAGTTTAGACGGGCAATACAAGCATATTTTAAATAATATTGAGAGTATTGTTGATGTATGTAATCATTTAAAAGCATATATTACTGATAACAATAATAAAATAATTCATAATAATTAATTTCTTAATATAGTATATATATATATGTATAAATCGGGATTATATCAAATTGGTGCAGGGATTAATCAATTAGGAGGAGGAAACAATTATAACCTTTTAGGATATCCAACAGGATTTTATACAAATACTGGTTTAACTGATATGAATGAAACAGTAAGCAGACCTATTTTAGCAGTCAATGAAATTTTAAGTGGTGGTGCACCACTTCCTATGTATAGTATCGGGTCAGGAAAAGAACCATTTATTATAGATGATATAGAGGGAGGAACAAAAAGGAAAAAATCAGTTAATACAAGTAAGAGTGTTATAAAGAAATATGAAAGAAAAAATTTAAAGGATAAAATTAACGCTTTGAAATATCCAACATTATTTAATAAGGATAAATTAGCATCTATGACAAGAGGAACATTAAAAGGGGGAGATAAAGCACATTTAAAAAAAATGAAATCACTGTTAAAGGATTTAGAAAAACATAGAGATGATAAAATGAGTATTGATAATATTATCAAAAAACATAAAAATATGTTACAAGGATTGGGATATAATGGTGATATGTCAGGAACAGGATTTTTTGATTTTTTAAAAGACATACCTATTGTAGGTGATTTGGCAGGTATGATACTTTAATATATTATTTTATTATAATTCATAATTAGTGCATACCATTAATTGTTCTTTTCTTTGACTTATACCATATCTTTTAGAATAACTATGTTTTATATATCCATTCATTATATATTCATTTATTGCGTTTTTATTGATTATAAGCATTACTTTACATTTTGCGGTCTTAAAAAAATTCATAATATCAATAAATAAACCAGTATTGTCATTTATATTATTATCATTTGACGATATATTACCGTAATAATCGTTATTATTAGAACTTAAATACGGGGGGTCTAAAAATACAAACCCACTTTCATTATCTTTTAAAGCGTTTAAAACAGTTTTAAAATCATCAGACCATATTATACGATTATAAAGATTAGCAAGATTGTCATAGTTTAGTTTTGTTGATGGTTGTGTTATTAAACCTCTAATCATTAAATCTCTCTCGAAATCAATTTCTAAAATGCCCTTATTTTCATTAATCCATTCTTTAACCTTAGGTTTATTAACTGCCGAAATAAATTTTTTCCCTTTTTCAGTTATCATTAAAGTATTTGTGAATTCTTTATATTTTTTATTAAATTCATAATACTCAGGAAGATGTTTTAATCGGTTGTCGATAGTTTTTTTAAATTGTAAATCATTATCAGCACAATAAATTGTTGGAACATTGTAATAACAATTACGAATAACAGCAAATGAACCAGCGAAAGGTTCGCCGACTGCGTCTACATCCTCTTGTTTTGGAAGAAGATGACAAAAATATTGTATGTCTTTTTGTTTATTACCTAAACGAACAGAACAAAAGTTTTTTATACTCATATATATTATAACATAGATATTATAATATATTTTTTAGACAATTTTTTTAATTTTAATATATTAATTTTATTATGTAATATATATATATAATAAATGGAAGACAATTATACATTTTCATTTGAATGTGGTAAAAGGTTAGCAATTATTAAAAGTAAAAACAGTGGAAATAATGGTAAAATTATACATCTATATGACAAGAAAAAGAAATGTTGTAATAATTGTAATATTGAAAAATGTAAAAAAAAGTGTTGTGATAATTGTTGTAAAACATACCATAATGAAAAAGAACAAGACAATATTACAACACATATTAAATTAAATGATGATGAATATTTTGAAGAACTACCAACAAATGAACCAAACCAGACAAATATAGTGATGATTTCAGCAAAAGCAGGGGCAGGAAAAAGTTATTATTTAAAACAATACATACAAAATTATAAGAAACTTTATAAAGATAATAAAGTTTATTTATTGAGTGAAAGCAACACAGATAAATTATTAGATGATTTAGTTAAAAGGATACCATTAGACAAATTCGTTGAGAGTGAATTAGAGTGGAATGATATACCCGACCATTCATTATTAGCATTTGATGACATTGATTGTTTAGAAAATACAAAAGAAAACGGATTTTTAAAGAAAAAATTATATCATCTAATGAATAGTTCTATACAAAACGCAAGAAAAAAGAATATTAGTATAGTTCAAACAGTTCATTGTGCCACAGACGGACAAACTACTAAGGTAATGCTTTTAAGTTGTTCCTCATTTGTATTCTTTTTAAATTCGGTATCAGTTCAACACAAAAATGCCCTAAATAAATATTTAGGTATTTCAAAAGAAAATATTAAAAAAATCTTACAAATGAAAGGCAGATGGGTATGTATCTTTAATATGACACCAATGGTTATTATGGGTGAGAAAGAAATATATATATTAGGTTCTAATTAATTTTTTCTAATAATTTAAAAACTCTTCTATTTCTGTTATAGATACCAAAAATTATTTTGATTTCTTTTATAACCATACTATACCTATATTTAATTTCAAACATCTCACAGAACAAATCAGGCATTATATTTTAACATTTTAAAATAAAATTTTAGAATTTGCGGGTAAATTCCATAATTATTTTATTCTAATTCTAAAATCTACCCGCAAATTCTAAAAAAATGTTTTAAATTCATACCTTTAAAAATAATCTAAAAATTATAATATTATTATAATTTATATATATATGAATAGGGCATTAAATGGTGATGAGATAATTAAAGCATTAGATAATAGAGTAAAAGTATTAGCATACGATGAATTATTAAAATTTGATACTATTGATGAGGCATTTTATCCTTTTAATAAATTAGTAATTCTTTATTTTTGGGATTTTTCTAATAATACAAAATCAGGGCATTATATAGCAATAAGAAAAGATAAACAAAAAAATATTATATATGTTTTTGACAGTTATGGGCGTTTTATTGATGATAATTTATTAGAAATAGACCCTTATAAAAGAAAGAAATATAAAGAAGATTTTAAACAATTAACATATTTATTATTAAATTCACCTTATAGAATTGAATATAATGAGTTTCAATTTCAACAAAATGATAGTGCAGTGTGTGGCAGATATGCTATATATTTCTTATTGAGAGATGATTTAAATATGGAGCAATTCCAAAATCAATTTAGTAAAAAGGATTATAAGAAAAATGATGAGTTAATTTTACAATTAACAAATTATATTTAATTTTTATCTATTATAATATATATATACAATATAATGAATTCACATAGTAAAAGTCCTTTATATTTTAATGTAAATCAAATTATTGGTTATAATCAATTTTCAAATGCCCCAGCAGATATTAATAAAACCCCCAGTATTATAGAAGTATTAAATAATGTCCCTTTTTTAAAAAATTCAAATGATTTTTTCATTGGCGTTCAAAGGGCATTAATTCCTACGGCATCTGTTCCTAAATATATTGTTCCCCTTGCTTATAAATTAGTTGATAATACAATCAATACAGACCCTAATAAACTGTTATTTGTTGTATCTCTTGCTTATAGAAATGTGGCAGGTAATATTATATATTCATTGAGTGATAATGTTGTTTTTCAAAGTGAAATAGTGGGTGGTATTCCGCCAACCGTCATAGATGGTAGACAGGATTTTGTAAATAATCAATATTATTATTTTGTATATGACCCTAATACATTATTAATCTCATTAAATCAAACTATAATAAATATGTGGGGTAAATTTAGGGCAGAATGTCAGGCATTAGGCGTTGATACATCATTATGGACTAATATCCCCTATTATTCATTTAATGAAACTCTATTAAAATTTACAGTGAGTGGTGATGTGAGATTTTTTAACCAAGACCCTATAACAACCTATGCCCCTATAACAAACCTTCCAATTCAAACACCTCGGGCAAGAATAGAATTATTCACAGATGGACTATTACAGGATTTATTCCAAGTGCCAAGCAGATATTTAGATGAGAGTGTAAGGTTCGGTAATATTAATTTAATTAATTTAGTTAGATTTTCAGTAATTGACGGAACAGCAGATTTAAACAATGATATTTTAACTATGATAGCGTGGAAGAACTCATTAAATATGTGGAATGCTATGACACGAGTAATATTTACAGTAAATTATGGAATACCGACAAAATTAGAATGGGAAAATACAGTATCAACATCAGGTCAATCACCCAGCGTTCCAAGTGATGGTAATTTTAAGAGTGGGGCGGGAGACCGACCATTACAACCAACGCTAACCGATTTACAAGTGGATGTCGGGGAGTTTGCTATAAATAATAACTATATACAGTTTTCATCGTCATCAATATCTCAAATAAGATTGATAGACATAAATACAAATCAAAATTTACAAAGTTTTCAATTATCAGTTTCGTGGGTTAGCATTTTTGGAAAAAGATATGATTTAATCATACCAACAGCACATCCATTAGAATTGAAACTGGCATTTTATCCAAAAACAACAACTTTAATATAAGAAAAATTTAGTAATTCTCTATAATCAAGATTAAATATATATAGATATATTTAATTTTAATTCTTTCAAAAAAATAATATATACTATAATATATATATAAATGAGTAATATTATCCCTGCCCCTTTAACTGACAACATTATAGAAGTTCGTGAAGGTTTGTTGGATTTCACTGTTCCAGCGGTTGTGGTTCAAAAACCATCTAACCTTTTAGCAATTAATCTAAATCAAACTAACACATACAGTAATAGTGCCATCAGTGTCAAACTTGAAATTCCTAACGAGTTTAATGTGGTTCAAAAAGAAATATTGTGGCGTCAGCAATTTAGTGTAAAAGTAAATGGCAATAGTTATACTAATGGGACACTTGAACCAAATAGACCAATTTATGAATATGGATGTTTTGCTCCCCGTTCTAATGCTCTATCTAAAATTATCAATACTGCTACTATCACTCTCGGTGGTTCATCTTATTCTATGACCCTCGGTTCAGTTGTTGATATGCTTGAAAGATATAACACGGTTGCTCCTGAAAAATACCGCTCTCAATTATCTCCTACCTTTTTAGACCAATGTATTAATAATGATAGTCTTGTGGGTTCTGCTCGTAATGCTTTAAATGGATTTAAAGAAGGTGGAAGTGAAGATGTTATGGCGAGAAATACCGTGCCTTTTAGTGTGACTAAAAATAGTGCTACTGAGTTTGATTTTATCATTACTCTTGAAGATTACCTACCTCTATCTCCTTTGAAATCAAATATTAACCTGTCTGGTGGTGGTGGTGATTATGGATTAACACATTTAACCTCTATGAACCTTGACCTTACATTTTTCGCCGGTGCTTTGGGACAACGTCTGTTTTCATTTAGTCGTAATCGTTCTGGTGGCAATGTTCTAAATATCACTGATATTCAAGTGGATGTTTTACAACCTGAATTTAGGTATGTGACCGTATCTACTAATATGGACGCAGTGCCTAATTTGGTTTATTATCCTCTTAAATCAATTGAACGTATGCCTCAAACGTTTAGTGTGCCCTATGGTTCTCCCGTGCCTCCATCTACTACAATAGCATCCCCTGTAATAACTGTTTCTCGTATCCCTACCGCTGTTTTGTTTGCTGTAAAACCAACTCAAAATATTATGTTGTTTAATAATCGTGGTTCAACTCCCGCTACATCATCAATTGACGGTTCACAACGCTCAGACCATTTTACACGAATTACAAATATTCAGGTAAATTTTGATGGTGCTACACTTCTATCAAATTCTAAAACTTGTGATATTTATAAAATGTGTGCAGAGAATGGTTTAGTTGACAATTATGCTATTTTTAACGGTCTCCCTATGCCCTTCGGTTTGAATGCTGTTGATGGTTCAGGTAATTATCTACCTACTACCTTTACTCCATCTGGTGCTTGTGTTCGTCTTGAATTTGGGCGTAATATTTCACTTCGTCGTAATCTTTGCCCTATGGTTTCATACAGAACTCAATTTCAAATTTTCGCAACCGTTCAAAATTATGACCCTAATTGTGAAACTTTTGATTTGATGACTGTGATGGCGTATGATAATATCATATCACTTTGGGACACTAATCTTTCCGCCATATCTTATAGTCCATTAAGCGAAGCTGACGCGATAAACGCACATAAACAAAATAATATGGTTCATAGTGATTTTATGAGAGACCCACAATTAAATGGAACTGGTCTATTTGACGGTGGATTGTCTAAAATTCTATCACACGCTAAACACATCCTCCCTCACGTTAAGGCATTTTATGACAGTTCAACCGGTAAAATGCTACGGGGTAAAGTGAAGGATTATTTAGGGCAACATCACGAAGGTGTCGCTAATGCCCTAAATAGTGTTGGTTTCGGTCAGGGTGGAAATTCTGGCGGTGCTATGAGTGGTGGTGCTATGGCGTCAAAATCTCAACTAAAACATTCTCTACTTTAAATTAAAATTTTCATTTCATAAAATAATTATTATATACATATATATATATATAATAATGAGTGCCAGTATCATTGATTTTGTCAATTGTCATATAGAGAAAGATTTAGGTATTAATAAATATATTAACGATAAATTTTTAGATGTTAAAGAACTTAGCGGTGAAAAAATATATCAAAATAATATATTAGTTGCTACACAGACAGAAATAGATGTTTTACAACAGGAAATAGATAATATAACCCCGTCAAATCCTAATGTATGGATAAATGGAGCAGGACAAACAACAACAAACCAACAAATATTATTTACTGATAATTCAGTTAATGGAGCAATAACAAGTGATAAATTATATTTTGATACAGTCAATAATTGGATTATGTTAAATGATGAAATTGTGCCATTAAGAAGTGAAATAAATTTTATTCAAGATGAAATTAACACAATATCAGGGGAAATTTCGGGATTAAATAGCAGTGTTTTAGGATTATCACATAGAACAGATGATTTAGAAGCAACAACCGCATCACAACAGACATCAATAGATAATTTAGGAGTATCAATTAATTCACAACAGACCGCAATTGATAATATAGGTATATCAGTAAATAATAATACAAATTCTATTAATTCATTAGGTATTACCGTAAATTCTCAGGGTTCGACAATAAATGATATTGGGGGTGCGGTTAATGCTCTAAATTCAACAACAATATCTCAACAATCACAAATTAACACAAATACGTCAAATATTAGCACAAATAGTAGCAATATAGGCACTTTACAAGGTCAAGTTTCAACAAATACGAGTAATATTACAACATTACAAGGTCAAGTTTCAACAAATACGAGTAATATTACAACATTACAAGGTCAAGTTTCAACTAATACAAGTAATATAGCAACAAACACAAGCAATATAGCAACAAATACAAGCAATATAGCAACAAATACAAGCAATATAGCAACAAACACAAGCAATATAGCAACAAATACAAGCAATATAGCAACAAATACAAGCAATATAGCAACAAATACAAGCAATATAGCAACAAATACGAGTGATATAGCAACTATAAATTCAAAATTAAAACAAAATCTATACAATTATTATGTTTCGAGTATTTCGGGCAATGATACAACAGGTTCAGGAGATGTAAATAATCCATATCAAACAATAACAAAAGCAATGACAGTTATTAATAGTCTCGGTATTGATATTAATGTCGTTATTAATGTCAGTTCAGGAACATATAATGAGAATGTAAGCATAACGAAACAAGGCGGTGGTGTTTCTATTGTTGGAGCATCCGCAAATATGCCGAATAGCACAGTAATAAATGGCAATGTTTTATTTGATGTTTCAGTTTCTAATTCATTAAATTTAGTAGCGTGTGGAATGGATGCCATCCAAATTAACGGAAGAGTTGAAGTTAGAAATTCAACATCAAATTCAAACAGCACAAATTTATCTAATATGTTATTTGTTGCCCCATTTGGAAGTAATTGTTTATTAGTCTCAAATAGTGGTAGTGGGACTAAGGGAGACACAAATATTCAACATTCACAATTTTATATAAGTGATACAATCGGTTTATTATCATCAGGGGGTTCTATAAATTTGATTAGTTGTAATTTAAATAACAATCCAGCATTTAGTGCCCCAGTTCAATTTATAAAAATTGGAGGATTTGGAAGAGTTAACTTATTTGGTAATACATTAACACAAGATAACACAAGTGCACTATGTCCCGCTATTGTTGATATATCAAACGATGTCGCGGTTACATCATCTTCATCAATAGTATCAAATATTATTAAATATACTTCATCAACTGTTGGAGCATCTAAATTTTGTATTAACTTTAATAATACGTTAAGTAGTAATACATACAATATTTTAAATAATACTCTAACAACTTATACAAGCGTCACAAATGGGACACCTTTGAATTTTGTATGCGTTCAAAAAACAGGTGCAGGACAATTAGCAATAATTTATGCTAATAACTATGGTAGATTAACGAATAGTTTTTTTCAAATAGCGTCAGGAAGTTATACAAAAACCGCATTAATTCTAAGTGTTTAAATTGATATAATTTATTCTATTCATAAATATTTTTTTGTAATATAATATATATATATATACTATGTTAAATGATGACGAAGATTATGTAGCACCACCGCCCAAAAATCTAAAAAATAGTAGTTGTTTTAATGGATGGTTCAAATTGAAAAAAGGTGAATTAAATAAAATCGTGAAAGATGTTTATAAAAACAAAAAAATCCCAGTTTCAAAATTAAGAAAACCACAAATTTTATGTGTATTAATGAAATTACATAATCACAACGACCCACAAAATTATGAATTAAATGAAAATGATTTATCGTGTTTCAATAATTATAATAAAATGAAAAAGGGGGAATTAAACAAAGAACTAAAAAAATATGACCCGAAAATAAGAGTGTCATATTTGAAAAAACCAGAAATTTTATGTCATTTAATGAAATTATATGAAGGTGAAAAAATACCTAAAATTACCCCCGAATTAGACCCTATGAAACCAAATAAAAGAAAACCCAAACCAGAACCAGAACCAGAACCAAAACCAGAACCAAAACCAGAACCAAAACCAGAACCAGAACCAGAACCAAAACCAGAAGAACCAAAAAAACCAAAAAAACCAAAAGAACCAAAAACACCAAAACCAAGATTAGAGGATGAAAAAATTGAGGACTTGTATGAAAAATTAAACGAATTATATAAAATAACCGGTAGTGATGATTGGAAAAAATTAACGAAAGAACAGAAACAGGAAATAACTAAAATAAAAAGTAAAATAGAAGGTCATTTATACACTGACCGAAAACAATATAATTTTAGAAATGATATGAAGGAATATTTTAAAAATAAAGAAAAAGAAGAATACAAAAAGAAATTAGAGGAATTGATAAGACAACAGACATTACTTTTAGAAAATGAAAAAATACAATTAGAAAAAGATAAGCAAAATATAACAAATATGCCAAAAATACCAGAAGCACCAAAACCAGAACCGCCAATTCCTAAAATACCAGAAGCAGATAAAGATATACCACAATATATGAAGGATGATGTTGAATTTTCAAATGCTTTACAAGAAGATTATGATTTAAAAGCGGGAAATTGGGTATTTAAATATCTTTTACAAAAATTATTAAATCAATTTATTATAGATTTTGGTTTAAAACCCCACACTCCATTTAATGAAGCACGAAAGATGTTTAAAGATAAATTTAATATTAATGTATCATCAAGGTCTGACTTACAAAATAAAATGAAGGAAGAATTTATTAAATCTATCGCGGAAGATAAAAAATATAAAGAAAGATATGAAAATTATATTAAAGCAGAGGAAAAAATAGAAAAACTCAAACCAGTAATACGGAAATTAAGTGATAAATGGAACGAAAAATATTATATTCGTGAAAAAAGGGATTGGCAACCCCTGCCGAGTTTTCGTTATAAGGAGTCATTAGACCAAAAATATTATAGTAGTGTAGGAGGAATAAGAGACGGATATAAAAAATTATATGAAGAAGCAGTTAAACTATATCCCTTAATTTTTGTAAATTATAAACCAAAAGAACCATATATTTTTATGCCAGTAGATGAATTAATTAAACCAGACTTACCACAAAAACCAAAAACCGAACAAGAGGCAGAATTAGAGGATGAAAATGTAGCCAATAAAATTAAAAATAATCTCAAATTTATTGATGAATTAGAAAAAAAAGGGAGAATTAATGTTATACCATCATACGAGGGATGGGATACATTAATATATATATTAATTATGATTTTTAGTGAAAAATATAATACAAAGTGCCCATTAATAGAGATTGACACACGAATAAAAGTACCCAGTCAAAAGGAATATGCCAAACAAGCCAGTAATTGTATAAAAAAAGGAGAAAAGTTATTAATTATACCACTTGCTTTGCCAAGACACCAAAATATGGTTATTATAAAGGTTGATAAAAGAGAGGTTTTAAGATTTGAACCACACGGACACGCAACATTAGGAGGTTCACCAATGTCAGATAAAGTAGATAAATATTTAAAATCATATACAGAAGAACT